CCTTAAAGTCTTCTGCATCTTCATCAGCTAGCGCCTGACGAGCTTGTGCAGCAGCGGCCTCTACGTTACGGTCATAACGGCTAATAGAACCATCGGGGGCAACATTCATATCACGGACGATGGGGGCAATATCAGACAGGTTGTCACTTCTGCCTGTTCTACGGGCTTGTTCTCCCAAAAGCCCAATGTAATCTGCTTGTTGCGTTGCTGAAAGTTCGCGCCCACGAAGCTGCATTATAAGCGCGTCCACCTCACCGTTAAACAATTCTACAAGTGGTCGGTTTTGAACGTCCGCTGAACTTTCTATTTCGTACCTGTTCTGGATCTTATAGTTTTGATTTGTAGATATACTTTCAAGGTCTTGCTCTGGCTCTGCTAAAGGTGCTGGTGCAGCTTCTGCTGTTATTGGCGCTACGCCGTCAGCTTCCCAAAGCCCTTCGTCAACAACTCCTTGAGTTTGCTGAGGTGCTGCATCTTCTACTACAGGTGCTGCCTCGGCTTGCACTTTCTCTTGCCGGTTGAGTACCGCTTCCTCTGCACCTATGACTCTAATAGAACCGCCTTCGGGCATCTGTTTCTGTAGTGCAATCATCGCGTCGGCTTCACCGGCTTCGTCAGTTGCTTGCTCAGCAATAATTCGGCCTTGCGCATCCAGAACCTGAACAGCACGGTCTGCGTTAGCTGGTTTGGTGCTGCTGTATCCTAATGCGGCTGCTAAAACATCTTCAGAGGCTTTGTCATTGCGTACACCTTCTACCACGTCGTAATAGGGAGAAATAATAGTGCCGCGCCCAGCGATGTATGAAATGAAGACTTTCTCGCCGTTTATAATCTTGACGCTTATGTCGCCATTTGGTTTTGCGTCATAAGCAGGTTCAGGGCTTTCTACCCATACCGCTGCTTTAGGATTACCACTATCTGACATTGCCGCCAGCTGCGCTTTCAAATCGCTTTGTGGTTCTGCGTTTGTAAACTGTGTATCGCCGCCAGAGAAACTTTCCTCGTTTGCAGTAATGTCAGTAATTGCTTGTTTACCCTGCTCCAGCAGCTCTCTCGACTTTTGCTTTACTGAATCAGGGATACTTACGTTTCTGAGTTCACGGACACCGCCAGCGGCAGTAGAACCTGCGCCTGAGAAAGCACCGCCGCCAAAGAACGCGGCAAATGCCGACTCGCCTAAACGCATCTGAGCATCTTGTGCCGTGAAATTTTCGTCCATTTGAGCACGATTAAGTACCGACAAACCTTCTTGAGCTACCTCAGTAGACGCTTCAATTGCGCCGCCGCGTAGGAAGCCTGTACCTAAGTCTTGCGCCAACCTGCCCATTACTGTTTTGGCATTACCGCCAGACATCTTCTTGGCTCGATTACCGATCAGTTTAAGTAGGGCTACTTCGCCGCCGACTCCGATAGCTGCTTGTGGTACACCGATTGCCGCCGCCCTAAAAGCGACCATTGGGTCATTCGGATCTTCACCAGAGTCTATTGCCTCAGAGAAATTTGAACCTGACATAGGTGCAAACTCGGAAGTACCTGCGCCTGCATATGCCCCGTACCTAGCTCGTTTAGCTAAGTTCCAAGTGGCATTAGCTATATCTTTTTCATCGGGTGTGGCTATGCCTTTGGCGGTTTTTTCAAGCGAGTCTTTTACAATACGTTTCGCAGCAAGCTTGCTGCCTTCAGCTGTGAGCTTTGCTCCAACACCCGCAGCCGCACCGAAACCCGCGCTTAAAACAGAAGTAATTGCAAAGGGGGCTAGCTGAGCCGTACCCTTTGTGACTTGATTAATAAAGCCGTCGAATGTCGGCTCCTCAATAAATTCATCGAACTGCTCAAGCCCAGCTACAGCATCAGCAGCAAAACCTTCTTTCGCTTGGGCGATTGCTACATTCCGAGAAACGCCTTCTTCGTCACCTACCAAACTATTGCCCAGTGCTTGGAAGTAGCTAAGGTCAGCTGCTAAACCTTCGGCACCAGACTGCATACCTTTTTGAAAGGTCTCGCCTATAGAGTAAGACCTGTTGCCTTTTGCGTCCTCTAGCTCAGCTGGTTCTGGAACCTCTAACTGAGGGTTTTCAAGCCGGTTGATGTAGTCTTGTAATGGATCAACAGCCACTTAGTTTTGCGCCTCTGCCGTATTTTCTTTAGCGATCTTGAAAATCTCTAGTGCAAGCTCTTGATTAGCTTTGGTTAGCGTACTCACAGGGATACCGGCCCCGACATTTTTCATCTCACCCATAGAGTCTGGCTCTTGGTAGAAAATATTGACCCCATCGGTCGTTATGTTGTCTAGCGTTTTTCTTGCAGCGCCACTTACGTTTTCTCTAAACATTGCTGTAAAGTAATCAAAACCAGTGCCGCCCTCATTAGCTAGACTCTGGATAGCTAAACTTAACGCTTGGTTCTTCGCCTCTTCGTAAACCAACTTAGCTTTATCGTTTTTAGCTGTAGTCGCCTTTATATCAAGTGGGCCTATTATTCTCCGCATAATGGTTCTGGCAGTAGCAGCATTGCCGACAAATTCCGCCCCGTTCTCTCCGTAAGCACTATTAAATACGGCGCTCATTGCGGTATCTACATCGTCTACAGCCTGTATTACATTTGCGTCATCATCCTTGCGAAGACCATCTATAAATTTCTGATAGTTAAGATTCGCATTGAAAGCGGCGACGTTAGAGCTTCTTGCGCTATTTGCTGCGGAATTATATTGGCTTTCAATAGTGCTAGCCTGAGTTGTATTTACTGACCTTTTTCCAGTTTCGCCTAAGTTTCTAATCTCACCTTCTAACCTGTTATCGATAGTAGGGTTTGTGTTGAATAGCCTCATAAACGCTAGAGCGGTCATACGCTCTATATCTGTAATATCTGCTTGGTACAGGTCTTCTATTGTCTCGATACCACTACTCTTGAGAGCTTTAGCAACCGCCACACCCTCTTCTTGAGTTGCTGTAATACTACCGTCCGCGATACCTGCGTTGATTTCATTACCTGACTTACCTTCAAGCTGGTTTGAAACCGCACCAGAGGCAGTAGTTACCGCAGATGGCTTGACTGTTGCCGCATCGGGTGTCCCAGAAATCTCTTGCTCAAGGGCTTCCTTGCGCTTTTGCTGCGTGGGGGTTAGCTCATCCATTTTATTAAAGCGGTCTAACTGTTTCTGCTTTGCCGCTTTCTTGTAGTCTGGGTCGCTATCAAGCGCCGCAAAACCTTTTTCTAAGTCGTCTACTGTTATGGCGGCAGTCGTACTTTTTGCAGATTCTATTTTTTCTTTAGTATCGACGAAGTTTTCCGGTTGCTCCTGCCCCGGTTTAGAAAGACCTAATGTCCTAGCAATATCAGTGTCTAACATGCTTCTGCCCCCCGCTATAGCTGCATCTCCCGCTAGCGTGGGTAGTAGTGTCGCGGCATCTCCCATTGCTGATAAACGTCTTCTATTTGTCAGAGTTTCTGCTACCTGTTGCTTCTGCTCAGGTGTCATAACCTCAAATTCTGCGGATGTAATGTCTAATCCAGCTAATCTATCTAGCTTGATCGGCCCATCATATGGATCAGACAGAGTTGGAGCAGTTTCGGTCTCAGTGTTTGTTGCTCCACCCGTAATCGAATCAGCTACGGCTATAACTTCTTCAGCCGCTTCAAGCCGTTCTTCATCAGTTTCAGCTTCAGAGATGGCCGCAATCGCATCTCTTTGCATATCAGAGCCACCAGCTTCTTTACTCTTTTGGAGCGCCTGTCTTTCAAGATCGATTAGATCCATTTGTGCGCCGTAGGCACTAAATCTGTCTCTGGCATCTGCTCCAAGACCACTAATAATACTGGTTCTGTAAAGGGTGTTTGCTATCTTTCCCAACCTACCAGGCTCTAGCATTATCACTTCGCCATTGGCTTCTGGATCTGCTGGGGATGAACCTACACCGATTTCACCTTTGCTATTCTTAGTCCTGACGGCTATCCCGCCGCCTTCTATAACATCAAAGCCTATAGCTTCTACGCCTTCGGCAAACGTGTCGCTCATATTTAGGATTTCTAATCCTAGCTTCGTAATCGCGCCGTCACCACTTTGGATGCCTTGACGGAATGCGTCTCCTTTTAGGTTATAAGCATTTTTAGGGTCTATAAGTTTCGATGTCTGGAGCCTAGATAGCATAGCTGCACTTGCGTCTGCGCTTGCGGCTATGCCACTTTGTCTATTTGTCTCTTTGTTATTAAGCTTAGATTGATCTAGGTTATCTTTCTGTTGTTCACGCTGAATTGTAAAAAGATCAGCTCTGTCGTCTTCCTGCGCTTGAGCACGAATGTTTGCCTCTTCAGCGCGACGGTTGTTATCCGCTCTTATCTTTGCGGCATCTACTTGATCAAAAAAACCTGTTGAACTGGGCTTTAAAAAGCCTTCCATGAGTGACATAGCGAGTCCCTATAAAAAGAATGCAGCCATTATCGCTGCCGAACCTAAAGTTCCGATGGTAGAATATGTTTGCGCTTTCGACTGAGCCTTCGCAGTGTCATACGCTTGGCCTCGCGCATTTGCGTTAGCAGCCTCGCTGCCCAACTGAGACAACGACGACCTGTTCACGCCTTGCCCAATGTTTATAAGGTCGGACATCAACGCCTGATTGTTTTCGCGCTGCGCAATACGTGCGTCTGATATAGCTTGAATTCCGCCCAACGTATTTTGCCGTTGTAGTCCCCGCTCTTGCTGTTGCAGTTGAGCAGGTGTTAGATTCGCCCCAAATCGAGAGACGCTACGTGCTGCTGATTGACGCATGACCTCTGGGGCCGCAGCCGAGTCTTCTCTCGCAGCATCGATTAAGCTGGTATCGTTTTTCGCTTTGTCGAGCAACTGCTCTTCATAAGGCCGGTAGTTGTTTACGTAATCCACATAATCTTGGCGAGTGATAGCCGCGTAAGTAGCTTCTGGATCTTTAACTTCAGGTAACGCGCCTGCTTGCGGGTTGCTTATACCGACTTCAGATAGTCTACCTCCGAACATAGCTAGTACCCCGCCCTTTGAGCGTAATCAAGAGCCGTCAAACCGTCTCCGATAACACCGGCAAGCTTACTGTCGCTAGTACCTGCGTAGCCCGTAGCTGTCGCTTTTGCCATTTTCCCAATCGCTTTCATCTTAGCGCCGCGTACTAAATTGTTATTCTTCGCCCGGTTCAATGCGTCACTGGTGGCTAACCTAGAGGCTTGGGCCATGCCTGATTGCGCATCAGCTGCTTGACCACGAGCTGTGCCTAAGACACCTGTTTGCATAGTGTTCTTTATCTTCCCTGCGCTTTTTTCTGCTATGCCCATCTGTCCTGTAAGTGCATTAGCGGCAAGCCCAGATCTCTCCGTAGCCTGAGTATCTGCAAAAGTGGTGCCTTTCGTCAGTGCCTGCATGGTGTCGGCATTTGCGCGGCTACGAAGCTGCCTTCTGTTATCGTCAGAGAAAGATTGGTCGCGCATGTTTTGTAGCAGAGGGTCATATTTCTGCTTGAAATAATCTCGTTCTGCTTTAGCTACACCCGCAGATGCCTTCTCTGCTTCGCTCGCTTGATAGTCGCTCTTCTTTGGCTTGCTACCCATCTCTACACCTCTAATCGATACACTACGGTGTCTACTTGCCACCCAGCGCTTACTAAAATTTGTCTCATCTCAGGGAGCGGCGTTCTTACTTCAACGGCTTCCCAACCCATGTCTCTGGCTACCTTTTGAAAAAAGGGGTAGTACATAAGTACGTTCTTGTTTCCGCGCTTATGAGACCAAGCCAACCAAATCAAAAGTGTTTTATTACCTGTAAACTCATCTACCTCAGTAGTAGAAATTACAAATCCTTCTGGGGCTTTCCAGTAAACCGCTTCGCCAGATACCACTGCCGCATAAACGTCTTCTGCTCTAAAAGATAATTGCGGGTAATCCTGTATAAGCCTCTGTATAGCAACACCGACGCTATCCCAGTCTTGACGAATATCACCAACAACTGGTTCAGGCGCTCTTTCATCTTCTCTTTGCGTACCCAGTATCCGTAATCCTGTAGATGCCGCCTGCTCCGCCATACCTAACCTTCCTAGCTACTCTCGTTTCTTTTTGTAATGCACGCCCTTCTGCAACTGCTAAGCCTTCTAAGAACAAAGAGCCGTATACTTGCGCGCCTGGATAATCCGTCCATTCACGACCGGGAATACGAAGTAATCGATACAGCGCACCGTTTACTATGGTGTCGCGGTAATCATTCATTACATCGTCGTCGCATGAACTAGACTTATAAGTAGGCTTGAGCACAACGCGTAGCAATATGCTGCCCACTTCGGTAGCACTTGGAACTGGTACTAAATGGAACAAAGAGGGTGACTGTTTTACAAAGTACTCTGGTGTACCTTGATACCCTTCTAGCCGCCACTTAGGTTTACGTTGCTCAATCAAAGCTGTAGTTGAAGCCTCAAGATCCGCACCGTTATAAGTAACCCAAATGATTTCATGAACCGTTGTACCTGAAGGTGCTTCTAGGTCGTACTCATACAGGTTCTTTACGGTTGTAATTGGGTCTAGCTCAGCTTGATATACTTTTGACTTCTCACACAGCTCGATTACAGCGGCACGGATATTTTGCTCAATGAGCGTATCTGTGCAGCTTGGCACCATTGGGATGATCTCGGATAAAAGCGACTCGTAAGCAGCCATCTATTAGCCTCTAACTTGTTGAGGGAGAATACTTGTCTGTCTATTTGAATCTACGTTTGGCGAAGTGATCGCGTCTATCTGCGCTTTGCCAGTTACGGAAGCTATAAACAAATTGTAGTGCGTGCTTGCTCGCTGGTTATTACCTGCGTACTCAGCGTCCTTCGTATAAGCGCGGAAAAGCACGTAGTCCATCACAGCGTTGGCAAATATGTCTGGGATGCTTAGGTTATCTGCCTGCGCCACCGTTGATGGATTAGAGGAATAAATAATCTCTATATAAGAATTACCGGCAACGCCGGGATAGACATAAAAGTTACGTGGGTTCTGCTCGTCATAGATATAGTGCTTTATAACGGCAGTATGTGCAGCGTCTCCAGATACAGTTGGGTCGTGCCAATCTGGAGTTTGAGCATCTAACACTTCACGGGACACAAGTCTCACTGATCTCTTGCCAGTGCCATCGGAGGCTGCTGACATGTTTCTTACAACACGGAGAAGCCTGTTACCCGCAGCGGGTATCTCTTGCTTTGTACCTGTAGCTAAAGTTACGGTAGCGTTTACAGCACTTGCATCTGGTTTGATCAAAGCAATCTCGCGCTGCGCATCGTTTACAAACAGAACTAATTCAGTAACAACAGGCCATCGAATACCCGTGGTGTCCTGTAATATTGTTTGAACGCGATCAATAACGCTCTGTACAGTAACTGTCATATCAGCCTCTAACTATTGAGGGCTTCTTCCCAAGCTGCTTCGCGCTCGCTGGTAGAAACCGTGCGGCCTATGGCCTTATTGACGACGTTAGCCTTTGGACTACCATCCGTTTTAAAGTTAACTGGATCACCTCCTTCTATAAGAGCTTCCATAACTGAAACCAGCTCTGCTGATGGGATGCCTTCTTCTGGGGGTATATCTTCCCCGTAGTAAGTACCTCTACCTCCGGTAGATTCTTCGACAGGTTGCTCTTCTACAACCTCGTCTGTTTTGCTTTCGGACACCAACTTAGCGCCCATCTGCATTGCAATTAATCCTATTTCGTCAGCACACTCGACCGCTTCGTTTGCAGTAAGTACAAACACGCCGCCTGACAGAGTGGCTACTCGAATATCTTCTTTAGAAACAACCTTCATGGTTTACCTTTTATTTAGTTAAGTATTTGTTGCC